GGTAAACCCAACGAAGAAACCGAGACTTCAAAAGAATCTTATAACAAATTAGACGGGCATGAAAAAACGAATGTAAACAAAAAATACGACATTCTTCATCGGTTCGGTAAGTTTTGGGTAGTCGTTGATAAAAGAGATGAGGAAGAGGAACCGGTCTCTATTTCTTCAGGCTTAGACGAAAACGGTGTACCACTTGATGATGCTGAATTTATAGAATGCTTTATCTCTTTTGCAGTCTCAGGGAAGAAATCACACCTTATCCGGTTTATCCCGAACACCTATATAGATGCAATGGGTTTATCTTTCAGACCGATCTTCAGGGGGCTTTGTTATATTCATCCAACAGTAGACGGTGGAATGGGTGACGGTAAAGCAGCCAGGGAGATCCAGATTGCTATTGACGATACGTTTAACGTCAACAATGATCGTGTAATGATGTCAACCATGCCTACCCTTAAAGGAAAGAAATACGCCTTAGAGGATAACGATACGGTCTTTCTGGCACCTGAGCATGTAATTGAACTGGAAGATCCACACAATGATTTAGTTGAAATGCAGTTTAGCGATAATACTCAAGGTGCTTTAAATCAAATGGGTATGCTGTTTGGGAAGATGGATCAGATTACTTCAATTTACCCAAATACGATGGGGCGCGCTCCTGGCGGTTCAACAACCGCAACTGCGGTAATGGATGCAAGCCAGAATTCTACTATTCGTACAAATTACAAGTCACTAACTTTTGAAAACACATTCTTACAGGAACTATACTGGATGATTCTCCAGATGACAAATCAATTTGCCGAACCAGAAACCGGTTATAAACTTATGGGCGAGAAGGTCTATAATTTTGATGCTTCGGCTGAGTACTTTTACAAACCTGTCAGCCAGGCAATTGAAACTGAGCAATCTAAAATGGTTAAACGCAGGGAGTGGCGGGAAATCATGAATTCACTTCTTCAGATTCAGAATCCCAATCCTTCATTATTCAATTATGTACTTACTAAAATATTTGAATACATGGGTGATGAGCAGGCTAACTTTGCTGCATATTTATTTGACCCGAATAAAGCACTTCAAACAAAAGGCGGGTCGCAACCGGCAGCACAAGGCGAAGTTATGTCCAATCAGAATAATGTTCCTCAATCAATGGGTGAACAAAACGCAAGAGAGAGTATGAATGCCGCAAATAACTAAAGACGAGATTCTAGGATATGTAAGGAATAACCCAACTAAAGGTGCTGACATGATGGCGCTTTTAGGACAAGGCGAACAATTCCTAAAAATTATATCTACTCCTGTAGGTCGGGAACTTATAGGATTACTGGAAAGCGGGATAACACAGGCGTTCAATAAGATAGTCAACCTTGATGCGAGTGACGAAGATAAAATACGGTGGGCAATCTACCGAGAACTTATGGATAAGATATGTAAAAAAACAATAAAGTATTACAACCTCAAAGACGAAGTATCAAAAGGAGCTAAATGAAAGAAGAAATTGCCGAAGCCAGCCAAGATATTACCGATGAAATGTTGAGTGCAGCATTACACGGTGAGTCCGGGGCCGCTGTCGGGATTGATTCAGAACAGGAAGACACCCCTACTGAAGACATTCCCGCAGAGGAAGAATCTTTAGGGGAACCAATAGAAGACCCTGAAAAAGAACCTATCGAAAATGAGGAACCTGAAGAAGAAATCGAACCTTCTGAGGAAGAAAAAAAGCTTAACGAAGAAAACGCTGAAAAGTCTCGCCTTGGCAGAAAGGTTAAATATCTTGAACAAAAACTTGAGGAATTAACTCGTAGACCAACACAGATTGAACCGGAGCTTGATGACGATGACGATGAAATAATTACTCGGAAAAATCTTCGTGCTGAATATCAGCGATTAAAAGAAGAAGAACAAGCGGCTGCACAAGCACAGCAAAACGAGTACCAAACAAGATATATTCAAAAGATGGATTCTCTTTCTGAAGGTGATGCCGTTGAACATGAAGCGATTATTGCCGAGATGCTGTCTAACGATAAGTTTAATAGGATACACAATTATTCCCCGGAAGCAGATGCACATATAAACTATATAGCTGCTAAAGATTTTATACGAGCAAAAGGTACTGTAACACAGGTTTCACCATTAAAAGGAAAGAAGCCTGCTGTGTCTGTAGCAGTTCCGGGACAGAGCAAAGATACACCAAGAAAGAAAACAATGCCGAAACTTCCACCTGATGCCAAGAAACTTATGGATAAAATGGGTATCACTGAAGAAGAGGCAATGGAGGCTTTGGGTTAAATGTCACGTTACGCAAGATTCAGAAGCCCTAGATACAGAAAGGATGCTCGAAACCATCCCTTATACGGTAGTGAGGTATTTGGCAATGGTGAGCATTCCGGTAAGTATTTTCGCTGCTGGAATTGCGGGGCCAGATGTGACAAAGATAGAGAATCGTTGGGTGGTCCCTTCGATGGTAATGGCAACGAATATGAAGATGTGAAAGTCCTTTCCCCCTCCCGAACCGGTAAAGCGGTATTGGGTGGCCCGATTGGATCACACGTTGCTGCGGCGCTAGATGCTGCTGGTGATGCAAAGAAACCAGAGCCTAGCACGATTAAATCAGTCGCAACCAGTGGATGCTGGTTTTGTGGCTGCAAGAACTATAAAGGTGAATATTAAAATAAACTAACAATTCGGGTTCTGTGAACTGGTTGGCCGACTAGGGAACGGAGGCAAGATAAATTCAGGGCGCTTGTATGGGAGCCATACCTTCCACACTTGCGCCCTTTTTTTATGCCCGAATCAATAAGGAGTTGAGCATATGACTATATCAATAGCTCATCAAGAAAATCCGTTAAAAAGATGGGTGCCAGTTAAACCTGGCGCAACATGCTATGTTGGCGGGATTTGCGCATTTGATTCAACCGCAAAAACCGATCAGGGAGTAATTATGCTGCCACAAGCAGCAGGTGCCTCCAATACTACAAACAAAGATATTCCTTTGGGTGTAATCGTAGGAACAAATCTTAAAACCCCTTCGTTTGATTCAACGTACAAAACCAATAAAATCACGGCTGTTGCCGCTGGTAGTTCATACGGCGACACAACTGAATATGTTGGTGTTGAAGGTCCGTGGGGCAGGGGTGATAATAGAGCAATGGTAGAGGTTATGATTATTGACCCAACCACAGTTCTAAAAGCACCTCTTTATAACAATGCAGTAGGTACAGGACTTACAGTGCTTACGGCAACTGTTGCGAGTTCCGATGGGTTAGGTACGACTACCAATGCCACTCAGGTAACTCCTGTTGCCGACATTACAACCGCTTATTGTCGAACAGGCGGCAATATGGGTGCGTATCGTATTCTTGATACTACTTCAACCACAGTCCACACATGGACCCAAGCAATGAACAATAACATCGCTGTTGGTGATACATTTGTTATCACTCCTGGTCTTCCTATTGGACCGAGCTTTCTGCAAACTGGCGCGACTTGTGCAAGTTACATAGACGCAAGCGTATCTCCTGCAACCAATTACTGGATTGTCAATGTCCTGGGCATGGATCTTCGTGAATCAGGCAAGGAAACCGTTGAATTTCGATTTGACGCAGACAACTTCAGTTCAGTCAGGGCATAAGGGGGATAAGCCATGCATGTAAGTTCAGAATTTATCCGCTTAATGGATAACAGACTTCGTAAGGTTATGATGGGTGAGTACAATGACCTTAAATCAATGATCCCGGTTTTGTTCAATGACATGACTTCCGACTCCGCGTGGGAAGAGTTTTATGAAATGAACGGATTGCCGGATATTCCAGAGTTTAACGGCAAGTTAAGTTACTTGCAACAGACCCCTGGATACCACACTAAAATTGAACCCAAAGAATTTGCGGGTGCTACCAACTACGAAAAGAAACTCCTGTTAAATGAGAAGTATGGAGTTTTTGAGAATAAAGCAAAAGAGCTTATGAGAGCCGGACATCGTACTCGTGAAAAATGGGCAGTCCGTCCGTGGGCTTATGCTTTCTCAACTGCGTTTGATTTTCAAACCAGGGAAGAAGCTGTTGCGCTTTGCTCTGACTCTCATTCAACCAAGTCGGGTGCTTCAACCACCACAGGTTTTGATAATGCCGGAACGTCTGCATTGAACAAAACTTCGCTGGCGGCTACTCGTTTGGCAATGAGAAGGTTTAAAGACGGTAATGGTGAACGTATTGATATCGGCGACAACCTCGCTATCGTTCATCCTGATAACCTGTCTGATACCGTGGCTGAAATCATTGGGACTCAAAGTGGTTATGATACTGCTGCGAACACCAAAAACGTAGATTATCAGCGTTACGAATCAATCCCATATCTCAGATTAGACGATTATGATACCAACAACTGGTTCATGGTTGATAAAGCCAAAATGAAACAGAATTTGCATTTCATCAATCGTGTACAACCTGAGATTGAGACAACCGCAGACTTTGAAACCAAGGGAATGAAAACCTCTCTGTATATGTACTTTGCATATGGTTTCACCGGTTGGAGATGGATATTTGGTCATAATGTGAGTTAATTAAAACCTACTTGGGGGGCTGGTCATTGCCCCCCATTCATAGGACGAAAATCCTAAAAGGAGAATGACAATGGCTTCAAAAGGAACATATAAAGTAAGTGGAATTCCTATTAATCCAGGGAATCCTACAATTGGTACTAGATTTTTGGTACATAGCGGGACTGGTAATGATGTCCCTGAAAACGGTTTAAGATTAGAGCAACCATTTGCTACACTTGATTATGCTATTGGTAAATGTACAGCAAATCAGGGTGATATAATTGATGTACTTGCTGGTCATGCAGAAACAATCTCCGCTGCTGGTGGGGTAACCGCCGATGTTGCTGGCATAACCGTAAACTGTCTTGGTGAAGGTGCGACACGGCCTACCTTTACAATGAGTGCGACTGGTTCAAGTATTTTAATCACCGCCGCAAGTTTTAAAATGAGTAACTTTGTTATTGCTCCAAGTGTAGATGCTGTAACGAATCCTGTTCATATTCAGGCGGCTGATTGTGATCTTGACTTTGAAGTCCAAGATGCGTCTGCAACGGTTGAATGTGAGAGGGCTGTACTCACTACCGCAGCAGCGGATAGGTTAAAACTTAACCTTAAATACCGTGGATACCTTGCCGGTAACGCTGTTGCCAATGCCGCAAGGTTAGTTGGTGTTGATAGTGCAAGGATAAACGTAGATTTCTACGGTGTTGCTTCTACGGCAATTGTTGAATTCCACACAACCGACTGTCACGATATTGATATCACCGGAAAATTCTATAATAACGGAACAAGCTTAACCAAAAATGTCGTTGATACGTCTGGCACTTCAACTTGGTCTGTTCGTGGTTGGGACGGTAATTCAAATTCAAACTTTTCTGGTGGTGACAATGCGGCAATTGCTTCAGATGATGTTACTGCTCTTGCTTCTTCCATCGCGGTAATCGATGAATTTCACGATGTACCCGCAGCAAATAACACACTGAATGCTCAGATCAATGAAGTTATCGGAAATAAAACTGATGCCGCCGCTGCTGGTGCTGTTACTACTACGGACACTCTTGTTGGATACACGAAACAAGTAGTAACTGACATCGGTGTTCCTGATGCAACAACCACGGATAGTTTACATGGTAAAATCGGTACAGATACCGAAATGTCCGATTCATCCTTGTTTGATATGTTGACTATAATCGATGAATTTCACGATGTACCCGCCGCTAACAATGTGCTTAACGCTCAGATTAATGAAGTTATTGGTAATAAGACGGACGCTGCCGCTGCTGGTGCTGTTACTACTACAGATACAATCGTTGGGTATACTAAGCAGATTGTAACTGACATTGGTATCCCAGAAGCAGCAACCACAGATAGTCTTCATGGTAAGCTTGGTACTGATACCGAATTTGGCGATAATAGTCTTTACGATATGCTCGGTGCAGAGTTGAAGACTAATTCTCTTGGTTCTATTTTATATGGAACTGGTGGAATCGCTACTTTTCCTGGTGCTGCTGCCCCTGCAAATGCTGTGTCTATTGCAGAGGTTCTTCGGGCTGTTTACAACCAAGCCTCTAGGGGTATTGTAAAAAGTGTTGCTTCTATAACAACGGCAGACCTTTTTGTTATTGCTGGTGGTTGTGTGAAGATAGTTAATATTATTGGTTATATTACTACTGCCTGTCAAGCGTCTGCAAATAACACCAAACTTGTAATGACTCCTACAGGTGGGACAGCTACAGACCTTTGTTCTGTCCTTGATGTAACTGGTTCAGGGCAATATGGTCTTTTTAATATTACAGGAACATTTGCAAACGCCTTAGCACTTACTGTAACGGCGGGCGTTAAGTCTGGTGTCCAGGCGACCCCAATTATAACTTCACCTGGAACGTTATCATTAAACTGTGCCAATACAACTACTGGGGCAATTGATTGGTATATTGAATATGTTCCTATGGATTTGGATGCAACTGTCGTAGCGGCATAAACCTAACGGGGGCTTCGGCCCCCCACTTAAAGGAGTAAGAGGTATGGCTGAATTAGATTTTTACGGAAACATGGATAAAGATGTACGTGGGAAGATTCAATCTCAATATCCAGCTTGGTATTTTGACCAGTTCATAGAAGAATTGGAACACAAAATAAACCAGATGGACAACCAGCTAAAAATGGGCCTTATCCACAGCAATGAAATGGCTACGCACCGGATGGAACTTGAAGAACTGAAGGTGAAACGTGATAATATTCTTCAATCAAAACCGAATCCAAGCCAGGGTGAAAGTGATAGGCTCAAGAAACTTTACAAGGAATTCAGTACGATCATTAGTGATACTATGTTTACTTTATCAGAAATGAAAATGGGTACAGCCGATGCACATCAAGAAGCCAAATTCATGATGGACCCCGTAATTCCTGTTGAGCCAAAACATAAAGATTTATTCAAAGCTGCGAATGCTAAGATTATTGGTGGGAAAGCCTCACGTAATTCTTATGCAAAGGTGTTCAAGGTAATTGGAAAACTTATTGGTGAACCGACTAATATAGAGGTTTTACGCAAAGATAAGCCAACCGGCAGACGGCCTGGCTCCAAGAAAGGGATGATTCAGTAATGGATGGGAAAAC